CTTGATAAAGGTTGGCACCCTCAAATCCCACCGTCCCCCGCTATCTTCACCGCCTAGTTGCTTGTAGCACAATTCGCGCAGGGTCAAGGAAAAATCTGTCCCATTCCGGTTTACGTGCACTATCGCATCACCATCCACGCACCCCATCTCAGCGGCCCAAATCTGGTAGTGGTACGTTAAGCCGCTGTTGCTCAGGTCCCGTTGATGCGGCATCAACGGTCGTTCGTACTTGAACTCGATCACGTCGCGGTCGAACCACTCGTAAGGGTTCTCGCCACGTAGGTATGCGAGTTGGAAACGGTTGCGCGGGCAGTCTTCAACAGACCAGATTTTGCGTGGCGGGTCATCGTACCCGTGCCACTTACTACCCTTCATCGCCTTGATCTCATCCTTCAGCGAGTATGGCGACTTCAGGAATTCGATGCGCCCATTGACAAAGGCAAGTGTGGCAGCCGACTTAATCCGGGTGCCTTTCTTTGTCTCAGTAATCAGCGTGCATTCGACAATCTGGCTCATTTGCGCCTGTCCTCTAGCATGAAGACCTGACCGTGCCATTTTTTGTTGAATTCAGTCCACGGGTTCAAGTTGTGAGCCTCAAACTGGCCCATAATGTTGCAGTACAGCTCCCTGACCGCACCTTGACGACGGGTACCGGAAACCACTGCGTCACGCCATTGGGCAAGAGTGCCAGAGATGACTGTGAGTTGGACGCCGCGAACGCGCGTTTCGGTGCTGACGAACGGCATCCCAGCGGCACACTCTAGGATTTCGATGGTGTCCAGCTCATCAGCCGCGACCAGGACCGAAAACGAAACATGGCAGAGTAAGTTCGGCGACAAGCCGACCGGCGCCCCACGATCTCGCAGCGCGGCGAGACAAGACAGGAACCGTTCGGCCTGGTGTTGTTCCTTGCGGCTTGCATCACTAGACGCCGCAATGGAATAGCCAAGAGCTTGGTGCGACACCGCCAGCAGCGTGTTGAAGTCAACAGCGGGCTGCGTTATCAAAACAGCGGTGGGCGTCATTCACAGTTCAGAGAATAAAGGCCAGGGCGGTTGTCAAAACCGCCCTGGCCCCAACAACGAAGAACAACCAAGCTACTCTTCCTACACGTGCTACAATCAGTTCCGACTGCTGGGAAATTAACGGGCACGCTTGTTCTTGGTCGCCGGCTCCACGGCTTTCTGAATGCCGCCGTCTTTCACGGTCAGGAACTTCGTGACCTGTTCATTGATGGCTTCGACCGAGGGGAGCCGATTAAACGGGGTCGAGCACGGCAAGACAACGGGGACGTGCCACGAATACTTGCCCTTCTCCACGAGTTTGCTCTTCAGCGTCATCGGCAGGGGGCCGTGCGGCTGGAGCTTCGACACATCTTGGCCACGTTCCGCCAGGGCGTCGATCTGCTGCTGCGTGAGCGGGAGGAAGCCATAAATCTTCCCAGCTTCGGACCGAGTGCTCTTGGTGCCGCAGAAGAACTCCAGGAAGCGGCCAGTCGTGCGCTCAATCACCAGAAAAGAGACGCCGTACATGCAGCCGGAATCCGGCTCATTGGAGCGTGCCTGGATGTCCTTGAAGGTCTCGGAGGTCGGATCATAGCTGACGATGATGGCTTCCCTGTCACTCAGGTCAATCGCCTTCGGCCGCCGGGCCAAGACAAGGACATCGACTGAATCGCCGAGCCGGGTGATCTCGTCATCCCCCTCGGGAATGCCGTATTCACCGGGGCTGATCAGTTTCCTGTTGACTGCGCTGCCCTTCGTGTACAGTTGCAGTCGGCCGAGAAAATCATTCGATTTTGCAAGATCGTTGTAAACGTCATCACTAGCCAGGGCCGGGAGGTTCAAGCTGTTGGTGAGAGCTGTCAAAGCGTTGTCAGACATTTGCGAAATAACCTCATGGTGAAACTCAGGAAAACGGGTCCGGTTCTTGTTCGTCTAGTTCATTGAAATACTGGGTCCTTTCGATAACGTGGTTTTTGAGGCGTCTAGCGGCATTCCTTCTTTGCTTCTCTACACTTTCGTCATCGAGGCTTGCGGCCCAATTCAGAGCCGCTTTCCAACCTTCGATTGGCGTGCGTAGATTTTTCTCCGTCACTGTCCTTGTTCCGGCAGCCAGGTTCTCTAATTCTGCTAGTACGGTCTTGAGGGGTTTGAGAAATGGCTGGGGCTTAAATTCTCTGATGAACCAGTTTTCAAGCTTCCCATTTTTCACGGATTCCTGCACGCTTCGTACGATGGCAGTCGTGAGTGCGTAAAACTCCTTCGGGTCCATTGTCTTTGCGGTTTGGAGCAACTCTGCTTGCACAAGTTGCGGGACCTTCGCCAAGCGATAGCCGTTCAGCATCGGCATTTCGTCGCGTTCGATGGCCTTCTGTGCTTCAGGGATCAAGTCCAGCAACGATAATTGGCTCTTGATCCAGAGCACGCTCTTCCCGACCATGCGGCTCAAGTCTGAGGCCGTAATCTCGGGATACGCTTTCTGAAGCCGCTTCAGTTGAGCGGCGAACTCTATCGGCGTCGTCTCAGGGCGAATCGCATTTGCACGAACCTGCGAGGCCAGCACCTGCTCGTCAGTCATCTGCTTGATGATGCACGGCATGTGCGTCCAATTCAGTTCCTTGCAGCACGTGTAGCGGTAGTAGCCGTCAATGATCTCGTAGATGCCCGGCTCACTCGTCGGCCGGACAGCAATCGAGTTCAACAGGCCCCCGTCCTTGATGGAGTTCCGCATCTCCAGGTACTCGACCGAGTGCTTCTTGACTGGTCGTAGTAGTACTTTCGGGGGGCGAAGGTTCTCAAGCGGAATGTTCTGAACTAGGTCTTGCACACTTCCCCCACGTTCGTCGGGGTGAAAAAAATCAACTGTCAAGTCAAGTATCGGCCTTTCCGGCACAAAAGTTCCTAGACCGGAAATTAGCAAACTAGCCAATTACCCGATCACCCACATTTACTTTATCTAGAGGTAAGTGGGTAATTTCTTTATATGAATGAATGAGCTAATTTACTACTTTACTACTTTAACTAAGAATATACCACTAACTCATTGGCTAGTCTGGGGTTACGGCCTGAGCCAATGGCTAGAAAATTGCTACTGGAATTGGCTAGGTGCTACTAGTTTCTGAACTTTGGCCAGCTTCCGACCGATACTTAGGGTGTTGCTTCATTCCTCAAGACCGTAGTGATCGTAATGCCAAAAGCGACAGAAGCCATCACGAACTTCCTCCGTGCCAAGAAGGACAAGGGAGAGCACAAGGGGCCGGACCTGATCGAACGGTTCCTTCGATACGGATGCAACATGGAAGTCCAAGTTAACGTCGCCCCCGGAAAGGGGGAGCCAGTGGCTGGCAAGCGGTCCACGTATGCCGATGATGTCGGAAATCAATGGTTTAACTTTCGTATCCCAAAAAACGCCTATGATGAGCCATTCTTCCACGACTTTGAGCTGCGATTCCCGCTTGATCTCCATTGCGCCGGGATTGGGTCCACCGGTTGGGATTGGGAGGCCAAACGATCCCGCTGGGTCGGATTCGACTTCGATTCCATCGTAGGGCACGCTGAAGGCGTGGGTGTTTCAGCCGACGAACTCAACCGAGTCCGGGAGGCGGCGATCTCTTTGCCCTACGTAGAAGTACGCCGTTCGACTGGTGGGGGAGGGTTGCATCTATACGTCATTTTCGAGGACGACCCTGCCTTCGATACCAAGAACCACACTGAGCACGCCGCTCTCGCCCGCTCGATTCTGAGCGTGATGAGCAAGGATGCAGGCTTCGATTTTCAGGCTGCCGTGGACGCCTGTGGCGGCAATATGTGGCTCTGGCACAGGAAATCCGTCGGTACCGAAGGATTCGCGCTGTTGAAGCCGGCCGAACTCTTCAAGGCATCAGCACTCCCGGCTTCCTGGCGCGATAACCTCGATGTCGTGAACTATCGCCGGCTGAAGATAAAGCTGCCCGGCGTCGAAGAGTCCGAAGAAGACATCTTCGAGCAGCTCACCAATGCCCATCAGCAAGTCCCGCTCGATGATAAACATCGGGCGATGATGGAGTTCATTGCCAAGGAGAATATCGTCTGTGAGTGGCAACCGGACTACCATCTGCTCCAAACTCACACGATCGGCTTCAAACGGCTCATCGAACGAAAAGAGGAATTCGGAATAATCGGCGTCTTCGATACGAACTCGAAGGGCACCGACCTGAAAACTGCAAACTGCTTTGCCTTCCCGCTTCACAACGGCGGTTGGAAGATTTACCGCTTCGGGAGCGGCGGCCGTGTTACCGAGGCGAGCACCTGGGAGCAAGACAACCAGGGTCGCATGATGTGCTGGTTCAACGTACGCCCGAATCTCGATCAGGCTGCCAAATCTCTTGGCGGCCGAAAGCTGGAGAAGGGCGGCTACGAATTTGACACTCTTGAAACAGCAATCCAGGTCGCCAAGGTCTTGAAGCCAGACTTTGAGTATCAAATCGAAGAGCACCTGAAGAAGCGATGCGCCATTGTCCGCGCATCTAAAGACGGTCAACTCACGATCGAGATTCCTAAAAAAGGTGCCGATGAAGATCGCCCAATGGGTGGCTGGAATGGCAGCGACAAGAAGTCGGCCTGGACACGGGTTTTTGACGTGGCCGCCCAGCCCGAGAATATCGAAGTAAGCGATTATGACAACATCATTCGCCGCTTGGAGACATCGGAGCGCAAGAATGCCGGCTGGGTGGCCAAGAAAATTGATGGAACATGGACGCAGATGCCAGCCAGTGAAATCAAGATGATCTTGCAAGACTTGGGCCACACGAAGCCTGAGGCTGAGAAGATTATGGGTCGCTGTGCCCAGCGGGCCTGGAAGCTAGTCTCGCTCCCGTTCCAGCCTGAGTATCTCTCAAACCGTCGGTGGAATTTGGACGCCCCTCAGTATCGCTACCAGCCTGCACCACGGCTAGACGCAACGCTCAACGATGCCGGCGGTGAGGATAGCCGACACCCACATTGGGATAGGATTCTCAAC